GACCACATAGAATCACGAATCACTTCCATTTTTAATTTGAATATTTCGATGTATGGAGACGACTTAGGTTATTAAAATAATATACATAATTCCAATCATCATAAACAGTGCTACACCGATGATGGTCAACGTAAGGGTTTTTAGGGTATGATCCTCATTGTCCACGGTTTCCATAATTTGTATTATAGTTTCAGTTTCGGGTATCACGCGGTCATCGTTTACACCCAAAATAATATGATTATTTGGTTGTACAAAAACCACATAATCATCCATGGAATGTTATACCCCCTCTATTTTAAGCTTCTCCACCAATTTCGGCCAGATAGACATCAACTTCACCAACAAATTCTGGACACTTTGCGGAGGTTTTCTTAGTTACCATATCTTGAACATTTGTTATATGCTCCTTAAACTTTCTAACATCGATGCCAGTCGCGTTATGGATTTGTGAATCAGTAGCAAACTCCTTGAGGGCGTAGAAATAGGCCGACGCATAGTTAGCGTGGAGTATAGCTATAACCGGTGACTCGTCCTGTTGAGCAGCTACGGCATAACGGGCTGATTGTCTCACGAGTTTTTCAATAGCCTTGTTGATACCCCTAGTCTTATTTTTCATCATAAGATAAAGTACAAAAATTATAGCTATCAGATAAAGATAAGCCATCTTCTATTTATAAGCATGAAAATAAAATGGAAATATTTATGTCACTTTTGTCTGGCACCTCTCAGTCCGTACTATAGATCGGTGAGAGCATGGGAACTTCGTTTATTTGATATATACCTTCGTCAGACAGCTCCACCATTTGAACTTAATAATGAACATAACCTGAGGGGTTTACGCGTGTGTAAATGTTGTTACATGAATCCACCCATAAAATACAATCCGCGGATAGATTCTCTCCGGCAAATTGGGGCAGTTAAGCTTGTTAGACCTAAAACATTCTCCATTACGAGAGATGAATTGCAATCCTGGGTTAAAAACTTTTATTTGATTCTGGAGGAGAATAAACCTAAGTAAAGAATTGAGACGTTCAAAATTAAAGAAGGATGGGTGAGAGTATTCAAAAACTTACTCACATTGAACACGTCCTTAAGAGACCCGACTCATACGTCGGGCCGGTAGAGTTGGGTTCCGAGTCATACTGGATTCATCATAAAACCGATAATAAATTCAAGAAGAAAAATGTCAACTATTCCCCGGCTTTACTCAAAATATTTGACGAAATTCTTGTCAATGCAATTGATCGAAATTCTGTACACCCAAAGAGTGTTACGAACATTTCGGTGAATATAGACAAGGAGGCTGGTACCATCACCATTGAAAATAATGGACCTCTCGGTGGCATAGGTGTGCGTATGCATGAAAAGGAGGGTATTTGGAATCCCGAACTCACATTTGGCCATCTTCTTACAAGTACAAATTATGATGATACGAAGAAGCGAATCGTGGGTGGCCGAAACGGGTACGGTGCAAAATTGACCAATATTTACTCATCGGAATTTTCAATTGTGATCAAAGATGGAGAGACAAAGCAGTGTTATACACAAAAATGGAACAACAATATGACGGTATGTCACCCACCAAAAATTAAGAAGCATTCTGCTTCAACTTCTTCAGTTTCAATTACTTTTATCCCCGATTGGAGAAGGTTTGGTATGAAGAATATGGATGCCGCAATCTATAAAATATTCGAGAAAAGGGTGTGGGATGCGAACATTTGTACAACATCCAATTGTAAGGTTAAGTTTCAAGGGGAAGCCCTCCCCAAAACTTCCTTTGAGGCATATGCCAAGATGCACGAAGGTGTGACAAATGTATGTTCCGTAACAACTGATCGTTGGTCGGCGTGTATTGGTCCGTCAGAGAATGGCCTTGAACAAGTGTCTTTTGTGAATGGTATATCTACAACGAAGGGTGGAACACATGTGGATCATGTAGCATCTTACGTTGCGTCGGGTATTATCGATGAGATGGCAAAGAAAATCAAGTTGAAACCTCAACAGGTGAAGAATACTTTCAACATCTTTGTGAAGGCAACCCTTGAGAATCCAACTTTCTCAAGTCAGGTAAAGTCGGAGTGTACCTCAAAGGTACAGGACTTTGGAAGTAAGTTCGAACCACCTAAAAACTTCGTGAAGAATGCCCTAAAGACTGGTATTCAAGATGAACTTACAGCACTCTCAAAGTTTAAGGAGATGAGGGAACTCAAGAAGACCGATGGCGCACGCAAGTCCAAAATTACCGGTATTCCCAAGTTGGATGATGCGAATAAGGCGGGTACGGCGCAATCTGGAAAGTGTACTCTCATTGTCACGGAGGGCGATTCAGCAAAGACCCTCGCGGTCGCTGGTCTTTCGGTCGTTGGGAGAGATCATTATGGGGTGTTCCCTCTCCGTGGAAAATGTAAGAATGTTCGCGACGCTTCTGTAGCACAGCTCACATCAAACCAGGAGTTCAATGACCTCAAAAAGATTTTGGGTCTTCAACAAGGTCGGGACTATCGGGATGTTTCTGAACTTCGATATGGTCGTCTTATGATTATGACAGACGCCGATAATGACGGGTCACACATCAAGGGTCTGATTCTCAATATGATTCATTACTTTTGGCCATCGCTTCTCAAGCTGGGATTTGTTGTGTCTATGGTGACGCCAATCATCAAAGCAACTAAGGGAGGTCAGTCAAAGTCATTCTATACAGACTCATCTTTCAGGGAATGGTATGGTAATGGACAATCTGGTTGGAAAATCAAATACTACAAGGGTCTTGGTACATCAACCTCTTCCGAGGCACGAGAATATTTCAAGAAAATTCAGGATTTGACGGTAAAGTTTGACATGGATATTATGACGGATAGGTCTGTCGTTCTCGCCTTTGATAAGAAGAAGGCTGATGATAGAAAGTCCTGGCTTTTGGAGAGTACAGCAAAGCACCCCAAAGAGTTGGAAGTTCCCTACGGGTCTATCAAAAACCTGAGTATTACCCACTTTGTCCGGAAAGACCTGGTCAATTTCAGTCTGGCGGACTTGAAGCGATCCATTGCTCATATGGCAGATGGTCTCAAACCCTCACAAAGGAAAGTAATGTACGCCTGCTTTCATAAGAATCTCAGAGATGAAATGAAAGTGGCGCAATTGGCTGCGTATGTTGCGGAAAAGTCTGCGTATCACCATGGCGAGGTATCCCTCGCGGATACGATTGTCAAATTGGCAAATGATTATACCGGTTCAAATAATATCAATCTTCTTGAACCATGTGGTCAGTTTGGTACTCGTCTTATGGGTGGCAAAGATGCGTCACAAACGAGGTATATTTTCACAAGATTGACCAAAGAGGCTCGTAAAATCTTTGATCCACGGGATGATCCCATACTTAATTACCTCGATGACGATGGGAGATCTATTGAACCAGACTTCTATATGCCAACTCTCCCAATGGTGCTTATAAACGGCACAGAGGGTATCGGTACGGGTTTTAGTTGCTATGTCCCACCATTTAACCCCAGTGATATCAAGAAGAATATCCAAAGGGCCTTGGATGGACATGCATTCAAGGATATGAGTCCGTGGTTCAGAGGTTTTAAGGGTAAAATTTTCAGGGAAGATGGTACCTGGATCACCGAAGGTGTGTGGAGAGATACTGGGTCGCGTCTCAAAATTACAGAACTTCCACCGGGGCGATGGACTCAAGATTACAAGGAATACTTAGAAACCCTTGTAGATAAGAAGATCATTTCGGGTTTCACAAATAATTCAACAACGGAAGATGTTGACTTTGAAATTATGGGATACAGAGGTAAAGATGTTTTAAAAGATCTCAAGTTGAGAAAGAGTTTTCATACCTCAAATATGCATCTTTTTCATCCAATCAAGGGTATATACAAGTACTCAAGTCCCGAAGAAATCCTAAAAGACTTTGTGGATCTCCGCATTGAACACTACAAGAAGAGAAGAGAACATCTTATCAAGGTACTTGAAGTTAGGTCAAAGATGTGTGGGTACAAATCAAAGTTCGTGACGATGGTCATTGAGGGACAAATTATTGTATTCAAGAGAAAAAAGGATGACCTTGAGAGACAATTGGGTGGTATCTTTCCTAAAATCAATGGCACGTACGACTATCTCCTCAATATCAAGACTGTCCAATACACGGAAGAATGTGTGCGAGAACTTCTCAGAGAATCGAAACAAGCGAGGGAAGAACTTGAAATCATGAAAAATACCTCACATATTGATATGTGGAAAATGGATATTAAAAATATGTAGGCAATAGATAGATATGGGTGAAGCTGCGAAAATTTCGCTTAAAGCTATTGGGAAGCAAGACACCTTCTTACTTTCCAAAGATCCAGAAGAGTCATTCTTTAATTACACAGAAAATAAAAGACATACAGATTTTAGAAAGTATCATCGAAGTAAGCGCGTGTTAAATCCTGGTCAGGTACAAAATTGGCCTTTTGCGCAGTCAGTAAAAGTTAAATTTGAGCCCAAAAATATGGGGGATCTCTTGAGTAATATGTACTTGAGTATAAAAATGCCCGCATTAAACACCAATACAAGTGAAAATTATGCGGACCAATTGGGAAGGCATATTCTCAAGAGTGTGACAATGTTTGTTGATGATATTGAGGTTGAGAAAATTCATGATGATTGGGGGATTATTTACGACGAGCTTTATCTGGAAACGTCAGAAAAAGTAGCGAATAGATTTCTTGTAAATAGAAACCTTGGCTTTGATGCTTCGGAATCTTTACCTAGCTATGCAAAGTTTGAATCTGATCTTGTGATACCATTACAATTCTTCTTTACGAGAAAATATTCATCCGATGAGTATAGTTCGAACAGTCCAAATAGACCATATTTTCCATTATGTGCCGTATACAAACAAAAGATTGAGTTCGAATTTGAATTTCATAAGCAAACATTTTTTACAGATACGTCAAATACACTTGAACTGCCATTTTTTGATATCATCACGGAAGAAATCACCGTTACCGGTGACGAGCGCATCTACATGATGAAAGAAAGACAGACAATTATTACAGACTTTGTTCGTAAACATCCAACTATTGAGAGTGACGAAGGTAAAAGTGTCATACGAAATAATCTTGTGCCAAATATCCCAGTTAAATGCATTCACTGGTTTTTAAGAAATACAAAGTTTGAGGATGAGGATGTTGCAACGGGTAATCCTGTTCCATCTGAAGACGGTGAATATTTGATACACAATCGGTTCAACTTTTCTTCGAATGTAAACTTTGACCAGACATATACATTTTTCTCACCAGTAATGAAGTCTGGGAGTTTTTACATTAACGGTAATAAAATGCCAAATGTTTCAGACACCGGTCACAACTATTACAAGTATCTCATCCCATCTCAAAAAAGATTATCGAGGCCCATTAGAAATATATACACTTACAGTTTCTCGATGAATCCGGTGAATGTGGAACCATCGGGGAATTTGGATTTCAGTGGTATAAAATCTGATAAAACAGCTATAGAACTTGAACTGGATACATCGCTTGTAAATATAAACCAAGACAAATATACATTACATATGTACTATACCGGATATCAAACAATGATATTTGATAACGGGTTTATGTCGTTTGCTTACTAAATAAGTCAACCTTATTCTCTTTGATATAATCAATGATGTTGTTTTTGATACACCATTTGATGAAATTTAATTGCGCCAAAGTCGTTTGAATTTCATGAGATGACCCAGGTATAGCGTAAGAAAACTTCTCGGATCGGCAAAATGGGTCGAATAATTTCTTGCTATAGCCGTCAAGACTTGATTTATAGGCGCAATGTACAGTGAAAAGCTTGCCATCACTTGTTGTATAAGATGTGTGATGCTTTTTGGAATAGTTGGTAATAAACCACTCTAAATTCCGCAAAGAAATGCCACTCGTTTTATCTAAAATTGTCAGTAGTTTGGTTCTATTCTTTTCATTGGTGTAAAAATCGTTTATGGAATTTAGTAGAATATCACTCTTGTTCATTAATAAATAATAGGATTCAAATCTATAAGCTCCTTTGAGGATTCGCACCCTGGACACCCCTTTACAAACATCTGATCCGGGCCATGGTTATGTAGATTAGAACT